TCACCCCTGCCATTCTGCCACATCCCCCGGCTTTGGCTGCCCTGCCGCCGGTAGCCTTGCCGCATAAATCTTCAAATCCTCTTTATACCCCTCAAACGTGTCCACCCTCGTAATATTGTAAAACACACCCTTGTACTCAACAAAACAATCAGCCGCCGACACATCATCCCGCCAGTTTATGGTAAACAACATTTCCTCGGATTGCTGCACAGCGCGGGCAGCGTAAAACTCATTAGCCGACAACTGCCGCGCATAAGCCCACACTCGCCCCGGATGAAGCGGCGCATACTTCGCGGTAGAAAACCCCGCGCTGTCCTTGCTACGTTGGACACGATATAGTATAATCTTCTTATCTTTCAAGTTGCGCATATTCCCCGCCCTTTCCCGCCAAAAAGATTTTTACAACGCTGCTGTGTATTCGGCGTAATGCTCATACAAGCCGACATAGGCATTAAGCAAACTCGCCGTGCCGTCAATACGCTGTTTGGGCGATTGATTTTTAATCGGCACAATGTTTCCGTTCCTGTCGGTCTGTATGCCTGTATTCGTCAAGCACCATTTGAGAATAGGGGAATTGTTATAAACCACCCGCCCCGCCTGTAAATCAACGCCTAACATCTGCATGGGAAGTGATAGCGTTTTTGCACCCTGTATACAACGCACCATACGAAAACCCTCTGATTCCATTTCCTGTACCCAATATTTCGCGCTGTAGCTGTCATAGTAAACCCATAAGACATTAACCCCGGCTTTCTTCACCATCTCCAAAAACCACGCCGTAACGTCCGAATAATTGATACAATTACCCGCGCACAAACGCAATAACCCCCGGTCGCGCCATATGTCATAGGGTATCTTGTCTATGCGTACCCTGTCGGCTAAACTATCAGACGGCAACCAATACATTTGATGAATGTATTTTTTATCTTCCCCCGGCTTCATCATCAAGACGGTTGCACAAGTCAAGTCTGTTGTAATTGATAAATCCGCGCCGCCGATAGCATACACGCCCTTGAAGTCGGCAATATCAAAAGTTTCCTCATTGTTGATACTGTCAAACGATAACCACGCTGTATTAGGCGTTTCCCGGACATTAAAATCCTTGGTTAATATGCCTGTCAAATCGGCGGGGTTATTCTTTGCGCGGTCAACTTTTGCTTGTAAATCCTCTATCTTCTTAATGCCGCCCAGCGCCGGGTTAGCTTTAACCCACGCCGCTGGGTTTTGCCATTCTTCCCGGCTGTCAAGTTCGTAAATGATGGGTAAAAAGGTGTTATCAACAAACATGCCATCCGCTACACTGCAAGCGTAATTGTACATATCATCAAATATGCACTCGCGCACCGTTCCGGCGGTTGTTATCATAATCAATAACGGTTGCCGCCGGGTTGATAAAGATTGTTTCATAACTTCGTATAGGTTGCGGTCTTTTACGCCGTGGAGTTCATCCACAATAACAAGGTGTGGATTCAATCCATCAAGCGTATCAGAGTTACGCGCAAGCGGCATAAACTTTGAAAATGTCGCGTCATGGTATAAATCGCTCTTACGCTTTCTAACGTGCTTTTTCAAGGACGGAGATTGCCTTACCATATTATGGGCTTCGTCAAAAAGAATCCGCGCTTGGGCGTATTTGGTCGCGGTGGAATAAATCTCCGCGCCCCCTTCGCCATCCGCTAACATCATGTAAAGCGCAATCCCCGCAAGTAAGGTACTCTTGCCGTTTTTCCTTCCCACCAAAAAGAAAACCTCACTAAACCGGCGCAACCCCGTTACCGGGTCTAATACCCCGAAAACCGCCTGAATGAACGCCTTTTGAAATAACTCTAACTTTAACCCTTGCCCCGCCCATTCGCCTTTGGAGTGCTTGCAAAACCGCTCTATAAATTCAATGGCTCTATGGCTTTTTTCGGAACTAAGGATAAAATTTGAACTTTTTATATTATTCTCTAAATAAGCGTACACTTTCAAAAGACGCTTACAAGCCGGTATCTCCCCGGCTTGTATTAGCGCGTTATATTCTGATATATAACTCATGCCTTACCGCTCTTGATAAATGCCGTTAATTCGTCTTTTTCGCTTTGGGGTATAGGTTTGGGCAGTAGGTCGGTTAATTGCTTTATAAGCGCACTGTAGCGCTTACAGAGTGTATCATAATTGCGCACTTCTCCGTTGTCTGTTTCCAGCTTCTTTTTGCAATCTCTCATAGGCTTTTTGAGAAACAAAATCTCGTCTATAAGGTATTCGGCGGCTGTTTGTTTCTCTTGTGGGATAAGTCGCTGTAATTCCTCTAATCTCAACTGGTCTTTGGTCTTTCTCATGTTATGTCGCTCCTATCTTTGGTAAAAGTTTCAAAAAATCATGGAGAGGAAAAGTTATCCCCCTACCCGTTGTAAGTTCCTGTCTTTTTTTGGCGGGAATAGGGGGGATTAAAATTCCCAACAAACTACTATTTTTGTTTGATAACATTTCCATTTGCGTCAAATACTATACCCGCCGCTGTAGCCGCCCCTGCGCCGCCGTGTTCAGCGTTATGGCACGATAGGCACAGACACTCTAAGTTATCAAGGGACAAGGCTATTTCGGGCTTTCTGACGTTCCAGCGGTCAAGGTAGACTTTGTGATGCGCAACCTCACCCGCGCCGCCACAACGCTCGCATATATAATGCTTTGACTTTAGAAACAACTTTGATACCCGCCGCCACTTTAAGCTATTGTAAAACTGCTCATTCATAACTTAGCGCCTTTAAGAGATTGTCAATAACGCGCCTTAACTTATCAATATCGGTGTTATCGCCAAAATACCAAAGTTGTAAGATAAACCGCGCTGCCGTTTTCGCAAGCGGTGAATATTTCCCGGTAGTTTTATACCCGGCTGTAACTTCCAAATACGCCGGGATTGCTAACAATAATGCTTCTATCTGCGCGTCATTGTCCGTACCATCTAACCGCAAAATGTCCCGCGCTTCATCAATCGAGAATATCAATTGTCGTTTCATGTTGTTATAGTGAGTTTAACAAACGCTTCATTTACAAGCGGCTTACCGTCCGTAACTGCCATTGCCCTATAATCAATCAAACCGCTTGTAAATCCACTTTCGCGTGATACCTCAACCGCTATCCCCTCTGGAATGTTTACGCCGTAATATTTGAAATTGCCAAATAAAATTGTATCATCTTCGATAAAATCATCAACCACAATTGGGAAGCCAAACAAACGTATAATAGTATCGTTTTGGTTATTCGTAGTAAAGATATAGTCCCCGGTTGCGGTCTTTGTATGATATACCCGATTATAAAGTGTATGGCTTGACATTGCGAATTTTGCGCCGTTACCATACCCGCGCTTTAGTAGTGCGATAAGCTGCAAAATGTTGTCGCTGCTGAATGTAGAAACATCTATACTGTTTGTCGCGTCCCACGTTACGCCGGTCAATATGCCGGTTGGTTGCCCTGCACCTGTACCGCTCACGATAGCGTCACCAATAGCGGCGCGTAAACTTTCGGTTAGTTCCTCGGTTATGTAGCTTTCAAACGCCGCCACGCTCATCCGTTTAGCAGCAACCGACAGAGAAAAGATTTTGAGTAGTTCATACCCCGAAAAGCTCACCGGGTTTACATCTGCTTTTTCCCGGTCAACCGGCGCACCCTCGATATGCCACAAGGCCTTGCCGGTCGGCGTTCCCACTGGCACGGTCACATTTGAGGGGATAGTAAAAAGCCGGATTTCAGCAAATAAACCGCCCATTGTTCGCGCTTTGCTGATTATTTCGTTTAGCGTTGCGTCCGGCACAACCGCCGCCGAATTGGTTAGCGTGTTGAACACATCTGCGCGTTTTTCAGCTTTCGCGGCGTTATATGCGCGTGTTTCCGTTGCCGTTAAAGTTTGCCCTAGCATAGACTTGAAAAAAGCGTTTTTGTAGTCCGCATCTGTCACATCTGCGCCACTTTCAAAGTTCGTGCCGGTTATCGGGTTATAGTTTTGCATATGGCTTTCCCCCTCAATATTTTTATTCCGGGCATAAACCGCCGTGTCGTTATACGCCGGGAAGTTTACCGGGCTGATTTCAAAAATACGCGCTATTTTGGTTATGGTTCGCGTGTTGTTCTCGAATGTTTCGCCGTTCTCCGCAACCGAAAACGCAAACGACATTTTAGTTAAATCCCCGCGCTTTACGGCGGTATATACTTCGCGCCCCTGTTCTGTATCTGGCAAATTTGCTCTAAACTCCAAACCCGCGCCGCTGACTGTTAGCGTCATAGTTTTGGGGCTTCTTGCAAGTGGAACATCTGACATATTGTGATTACAACATAACAGTATATCATCTAAGTTCACACCATCCAGCGCCCCCGCTCTGACAATTTCAGTATAGCCGCTCACCTCTGCCGGTGTATCGTATGGAATAGCCAAACCCTCAATTACAAGCGGGTCTTTTGCTGCTCTAACTTCACATATTCGTGTTTGCATTGTCGTTTTCATCTCCCTCTATTTCTTGATATTCTTCAATCTTTGCGGCGTTTACATAGTTTAGACTTTGCAACCGTTTGTCACCGTCCGGCACTTCCGGCAATGATAAAATACGGCGGCTTTCGTTTATGGTTAATAGTCCGTATGGTAGCAATTGCCGCAATAGTTCTATTCTCGTTTTCGCGCTGGAAAACTCTAACCGCTCCCCGCCAAAAATGATTTCCCTGCCAAATGCTCTTTCCCTCGGCGTGAATATTTTCCGGGTAAATTCAAGGCTCATTTGCAAGGCCAAAGGCTCTATAACACTTTCATAAAATGCGGCAAATTCGTCCTCGTTATATTGTCCGGTTACAATTCTATCCGATATGTTTAAGTATGCGTAAATCTGATTTTGTATCGCTGATAATTGCGCGGTGTCAACAATAACTGCGCTTGATGTAATTGGCGTATATTCCATTTTGTCATCTAACGCAATTACCCCGCCGCTATTGCTCATTTTCAGATATTCGTTAACAAACCTTTCTTTTAGCGCCTTTAGTTTATCATCATGCAAAACCCCGGTAAAGCGCATAACACCCCGGATGGTTACGCCGTTTTTGATTGCCGCCTGTATGCCCTCTGTTTGCGCGTGTGCTGTTTCCAGTGCCGGGAATAGTGCGGCGTTGTCCGTTCCCAAAAGTTCATTTTTTGCAAAATGCCGCCGCAAATGTATTATGTCGCTGTATGGAATGATAACATTTTCGCCATCCCGGAATAGAAATTTGCAATACATTTTATCGCCACTTTGCAAAAACTCCACACTTGCCGGGGTTAGATTGTATAGCGCGGTCACGTTTTCGCTATCGTCCCGGTGTATCAGTATAAAAGCGTTATTGTCGCAAAAATAAGCTGTTGCGGCTTTGTATAGCAAGTCATACGCCGTTATGTATGGGTTAGGCTCAATTTGCAATAATTTGTCTAACCGCTGCACTGTCGGCGTTGTCCGGGGTTTTAGTTTTGCCGTGTGTTTTGCTATAGTATCAACCGCGCCGCGAAATATAGCGTTTTCGTATGCCGCGCCGGAAAACGGTGAAAACCCGGAACGCAGCTCAACCATCCCCGCCGCTGTATTCGTCGGCGCGATTTTTTGCTTAAATAGTCTTGATAGTATGCTCAATCGCTCACCCCCTCGCCCAAAAGCGTGACATTAAGGACATAAAGCCTTTTAACTGATAATCCGTATATTTTCGGTACATTTCGCCTTGTCCTATGCACTTTCTATGTACTTCTTTTGATAGCATGTCTAAGTTAATATATTGCGGCGTATTAAGGTTTATGCCTGTTTTATTACACCTAAAATACAAAAGGGTTTTCCCGATTTCGGCAAAACCCTGTATACAAGTGTAAACTAAGTGAAACGTCCAAAACAACAAATTTGACATTTTACGCGAATCAAGTATAATCTAAGTGCAATACCCTTTGTCCTATGCACCGGCTTTGTACCCTGTTTGCACTGATTATACTTTATGTCCTTAATGTCACGCTATTCAACGATTTCTATTTTGCCTGCTTCCAAAAAACCTTGTTATTGCTACATTCTCAAACGAAACGATTATATCAAATAGGCGCGTTATCTGTCTTTCAGCTTTTCGCCGCACTTCAAATGCACTTGAAACACGCCGTAGCACAAAACACCCTTTTTGCCGTGGTGCAATTTAGTACATAAGCGCTTTATCAAATAGCGCGGGGTTAAACCGTATTACTTCTGCCGGTCTGCCGCCGGTTGATTGTTTTTCAACCTTAACATACCCCTTTTCCTCCAATAATTGAAGCACATCATTCAAGTTGTCGGCGGTTGTAAATCTTCTTTTTACGCCGCCCCACATTTTTGTTTTTGTGATTTTTTTCTGCCCGTAACGTTTAATACGGCGTACCAAATAAAGCGCGTTATTGTTCTTTTCATCCTCACCGGCAAAAACTTTTTCAGCGTGTGCCGCTAAACACTCGGCAACTTTCGCGGCGTTTTGCATAGTGTCCCGGTCAATGGGAATGTCGGCGGGTTCTGTTTCATTTTCATAACACTGGAACGCATGAAAAAGCGCCGCGATTCTAATTGATAACCCGAACGCTTTGCCGTTCCACGACATAGCATTTTGCAAACCGTCCTCTATTCTTTTTTCGGGAGTGTAAAAATATTCCTCCGCGAATTTATCCGCTTTATCTGACAGGCGTATAGTTTTTTCTTTATCCATTGCAACGGTCTTTTCGAGCGCAGCAAGTATAACTTTGTTATACTGTTCTTTGTCCGGCGGCGTTTCCGTTTTCGCCTTGCGCGTCCCGGCTCTTGCGGCGGGATACGCAAAGACAATACGCCCGGTCAATCCCTTCCCGGTGTTTTCTTCGTCCAACAAAGTTTTCACAATATACGGCTGTAAACATATCGCCATTGACAAGGCAGGGGAGCGCAATATTTCCGGCTCGCGGCTCTTGCGGTGGACGCTGATATAATCGCCGCTATGCCCTTTGAGATATATTTCCATGTCGTCCCCGCTGCGGTATCGCCCCTTCATGTTGCTAAATACGCCGCCTTCGCCGCTTGCGATAAACATACGCTCCCCATTTTTTGCCATAAGCGATATTAACGCTTCGGTTGTGGTATCATCCGCTAAAAGGGTTAACGGCGATTTTATTTTGAAATTGTCATACTCAAATTGTGCATTGGTTAGAATTTCCTGTTTTTCCTCTGAGCCGTCTGTATCACCTTCGGCGCGGTTTAACGCCGCTTTTAAGCCTTTGCGCTTGGCTTCACTTTCGGATATTTCCTTTTGGTTCACATGGTTGTAATTGTCTTGGTAGCGCAAATATGGCGCGATAATATAGCGTATAACCTCGCTTTTGCGCTCTGCCGGCGGGCTGATTGCCACGGCGTAAATAGACAACTGCTCCAGATTTTTGTTGATACTTTCAACACTATATTTCTTTTGAAAAACCGCACCCAACGCGCCCAAAAGCAACACGCAAGCCATTTCCGGCGCGGTCTGCGTGTACTCCGATAAACTTTGTGCAAACGCCGACAATGTAGCCGGATATGCTTCAAACGGAAAAGGCGGCGGTATGATAACTTCAATCGGTTGTATCTCGCCCCACTGCGCGTATTCCCTCGGCGGTATATAATCACTGTTACCGGCAATTTTGACAAGATATGCCTGTACCGCTTTTTCCCATATAACGCCTAACTCTTGCGCTGATAAAGGCGGTGTACATCTTTTGGACTGCGCGACAAACTCACCCCGGGACTTTTCGCAATCGCCGTACTTGATAAGCATGGTAAAGGCAAATTTTGACATGGTAGAATTGCGCTGCCCCGCCGGTATCTCCCCCGGCGCGGTCGGCGGTGTGATGGGCGCGGCGGTCGGTTCTGGTTGCGGTTCTACTGTCGGCGTTTCTACAACCGGCGGCGGTTCTGTTACCGCTTGTGGCGGTGGTATAGGCATATCCGCAAGGCTCTTGATAAACTCTGTCAAGGTTAGCTTTCCCTCAAAATGCCGTACATCTGCGTTTGGGTTGCCATAGAAAAACCGCGCCGTATCTGCGGCGTACTTGTCAAAATATGTATAGGTTTCTTTTGTTATCGCTTTGAGTGCCGCATATTCCTCTTTATCCGATATGGTATCAATCGGAAAATAAACGTGCAACTTTGGGCGCGGTGCTTTGCCGTCTTTTTCCTTCATGTGGTTGCGGCTGGTAACGGTATAAAATTCCACATCAGGAAAATCCCGGCGCAAATGGTCGTATGTTATCCAGTTTGCCGCATTGTCCGTATCGGTGTTATCCACATCAAACATGATACAGCTAGACTGTATAAAACCGTCTATCAACCGTCTGTTTCGCCTGTATGCCGCCGCCACATGGTCTACAGCGGCGGCGGCTTTCAAATCATTTGCGTTGTCTATTTCCCGGCGGTGTTTGTAATAGGTGTTTTGCGGGACACCGGCTTTGTCGTAACAAAACAAGTCAAACTTTCGCATTGCGCACCCCCTTAGTATGAGTAAAACTCGACATCAACGATTTTAATAGCACTGTACTTGCTGCCCTCAATCGGTTCATTGCTTACAACTATCTTTTTAACGTAGTTCGTTAGAAATAGCCGCTTTTCCGTGTTCGTCAACCCTTGCCAACTATCCCGAAAACTTGCCGCTATTTTTTCGCGGCGAATTGTGGATGGTCTATTGTCTTGCTCATTTCCCGCCAATTTTTCAAGCTGGGCGCGAATAAAATCTCGGTCGCTGTCAAGTTGTTTTTTCATAAAGCGGTAGCTTTCAAAATCAATGCCCCCGCCTATGTAATTAGTCATTACCTCTTTTTCGCGGCTATCATAATGCCGCAATTGCTCCCGGTAGTTTTGTATCTGCAAATCATTGTTTTGCCGTTCTCGCTCCAACCGCGCCGCTTCTTCGGCGTCTGATATAAATACTTCGTCATACCGCTCGAAATAGTCTATCAACGCTTTCTCAATTTTGCTTGCTACTATTACTTTAGTATTGCAACCGCCCTTTAGAAATTTATTGCGACACCCAAAGCTATACGTTGTAGCCTTACCCCTTTTTGTCATCTTGGTGGTGTTGTGCGGAATGTACTTTACCCCGCAACCCGAACAATACAAGAAGTTCACAAAATAGTTATGTTCGACTGGCCTTTTTGTTGGCGCAACCATTCCGTTTTTTTCAATGAGAATTTGCGCCGCATTATACAATTCCTCTGAAATTATCGCTTCATGCTTTCCCGCCACTTCAAAATTGCGTGCAGGGTCGTTCATTAAGTAACGCACATTTCCGACAAGATTACAATTTGTTAAAACTGACCTAATAGAACCCGAACTCCATAAAAATCCTTTTTTGCTGGGGATTTTTTGCAGGTTAAAACTTCGGGCTATTGCGTTCAATGACATACCTTGGTTGACGTACATATCAAATATTGTGCGGACATTCTGCGCTTCGGCTTCGTTGATTGTCTGTATGCGCTCACCGTTTGGGCGGTCGTAGCCGTAGCTTTTGTCGCTGGAATTATTTGCAAATCCTTCTCTTGTCTTGCGCTCCTTACCTGTGCGCACCCGCTCCGCTATGTTCTCCCGCTCAAACTCCGCAAATATGCCGATAATCTTTATAAACATTCTGCCGCTTGCAGTAGATGTATCAAGGCTTTCCATCAATGAGTTAAAAGCACAAGTGCTTTGATTGAAAAGGTCAATCAGATACACCAAATCGGCTACAGAGCGGGTAAGCCGGTCTAGTTTGAACACAAGCACATTTTTGACGTGACCGGCTTTTATGTCCTCAATCATGCGGCTGACGGCGGGGCGCTCGGTTAGGTTCTTCCCGCTGATACCCTCGTCAATATAAAAGTTGTATATTGACCAATCTTTGACATTTGCAAAGTCCTTTAATTTTTGCTCCTGCGCCCGGATAGAAAACCCCTCTTGCGCCTGCTCGTCGGTCGATACCCGACAGTAAATTGCAGTTTCCAA